AATACGGAAAAATCATCTATCCTCACGTTGTCACCAATTTCGATCTTCTCGGGGCTGTAAAACTGTGCCCGAGGACTAATGTTGCAATTCTTTCCTATTTTTTTAAACATGCTATTCTCCTTCCGAAGATTATTTGGCAATAGGTTTTTTAACAATTACTTTCTTTGTCGGAACAACAGGTTTAGCAACTGGTTGACCAGGTTTTGCAGGAGCTGCTGCTTCTCCTGGTTTCTTAGGTTTCAGACCCTGTTGATCCATCTGTTCTCCACCTTCATCTAACGGGGGAGTTAATTCCGGATATTTCTCTTCCTCAGTAGCCTGAGCAAGTCTTGATCTACGATAATTACCAAAACCGAGTTTCTTAGCAATCTCTTCATTGGAGATGCCCAAAGTGTCATATACAGACCCATGTTTAACACCCAAGAACGCTCTTGCTCTTGTTTCAGCATCATCGACTTGGGACACTGGATATGTAATGTCTATCAGGAATTCTGGTGCCCGTTCAACATCTTTGAAGACAGGCTTCTTTGCTTTGTAGTCTACAGCTTCTTTTTTCGTAAATAAACGTGGGAATTCACTTACTGCCGCTTTCAAATAAAAAATTGCACGATAGAAATCATACTTTAAAAAACGGTCAAAATAAGCAATCTCATCCGAGATACGATCTGACATTGGACCACGTGAAGCTTTAACGGAAGCAAATGTTCCTTTACTCTGCCCAGTAGACACATCTTCAGGTTCATTAAGACCACCTGTTACCATATGCAAGATGTCTGTATCTGAATCACTGATTGTTGGAAGTTTCGGAGAATGAGCTTCAAGTTTCATACCAGGAGGAAGAACAAGAGTGCTACCCGGTGTTTTCTTAGCCATGATGCCTGTTTTACGTCTTTCTTCATCAGAAAGAGAAAGCCATGTTCGGAATGATTTAGGATCTTCAATGGACACAACCCAAACATAAGCACCAGATGATTTCTTGTGATCTATTTCATACTTCTTTAAATTCTCATAATGGTTAAGCCACTCAATAACTGTACGAAGATAAGAAATGTTACGGTGAGTGATGAAAGACCTGTCCCAAGAAACAATGAATCTTTGAAAACCTCCGATGCCATTATACATGTTTTTAGGACTTCTTGATGCTTTTACTTGATCTTCATTGAAATTCTTAGTCTTTTTAGCAACCTTCATCAATTCAGGGTAATAAGCCATGAAGATCGAAGGAACCATCACTATTCCTTTATTAAAAGAACCTTCTTCATATTTAGGAGTAACATAGTAAAACAGAGGCATTGTAGACTTCGCTGGATGGTAAAGTACACCATCTTCTCCACCCCCTGTGATGTTTGCAGGGTCAATAAAATCAACTTCGATGAACCCATCCGGATGTGCTGTCAAGAGAAGAAAAAGTTCTCCTTCAATTACTGCTCTTCCAACAAACTTAGGCCAGTATGAGTAAAGACGATTTCGAGGATCAAACTCTGTATCAATAATGGCATCATGCACTTCTGGAATATCCGAAGAAACTTCAAATCCAAAACCAGTCAGTCTACCTACTTGCCCTCTGACAGCAGTTCCAACAAACGGACTTTTATTAAACTTCGTCCAACAAATCTTTTGAAGTCTTGCCCTATCTTCTACACCATCAGCAGTACCTGTGACTATAGGGAAACCATCTTCGTCTTTTATGCCCTCATCTCCAGTAGCATCATACTGCCACGGCATAGCAAACTTCATTGATGATAATTCTTCATCCGTAAGCTTTTCTAACGCGGAAGTCATTATTGACATCTGGTTTGCATTATTTTTCATAAAAACCTCTTAAAAAGATCAATTTTATCTCTGAATCACACAAATGGTCCTAAAAGTCAAGCAATTTTTTAAAAGATTACCAAGCCCCTAATGTAATTTGTTCTCTAATCATCGTTCCAAAAAAGTGTTCTGATCTTCTTTCTCTAAAATCATTGGCAGATATTTCTCTTCCACCGTATATGCACCAAGCTAAACTAAACATACAGTCATCCTGAATACCACTTTTTTCCATTTTCTCTGGAGAACCAAACCAATGTTTATCAGGATCATGAAAAAATACCCTTGCCTCTTCTCTAAACAAATCTGTTTCTTTCGTTCCCCACACACCAAGAGGAGAACATTTAATTCTTGCTCCTGTTGCTGTAAGATACAATTCACTAAATGCTGCTTTCTGTTTATCATAAGTAGGAAAGATTGCTTCAAGGATAATATTCTGTTCTTCACACCAAGGAAGTAAATCCCAAATACCCCATCGTTCACCACATAACTTATCAAGACCATCATACTCTGTGTTTACAGCCATGATCAAATCTTTAATATCCGACAAACTATGTGTATCTACATTGACTACATGCAAAACAATATATAGATAATTAGGAACTGCTCCTTGATCTAACAAAAACGGACGTGAACCACTTCCAGGTAGTCCTTTAGCAACACAAGTAAACACTGTTCTAGCACCACGATTTGTGATCTTCATTGGATCGGCACGATCAAGTCCGGCAAGAATAGCCCACTTTGTGTCGAGAATACTACCAAGTCTTTCAAGATCATCAAGCGTAGCCATCATTGGAAAGCCACCTGCATCTCTTAGAGGTATGTAATTTTCCATAGGCATCAATCGTTTCTTAATCATACCAAGTGTATTGACATCACTTGCATTGATTTGAACTGTTCCTCCTCTGCTTTCTTGGAACACCCTCATACCATCTTCAAGTCTGACTTTCTTATCACAAGCTGTCATTAGGACAGCACTATTCCCAGCAACTCCATCTATACCTAAATTGCCCATTGCTTCAATAGTCTCTTCTGTAAAAACACGCAAAGAACCAGAACTCCAAGTGTTCAAGAAGTATCTTTCATAATCACCAAGAGGAAACTTCGATCTGTAGGCGTCAAGCTGAGCCTGTGACATGTTGGGATTCCAGTAATCATCAGACTTACCTTCTTTGCTGAAACGATAACTAAAGAACAAAGAAGGATCTTTCCTGTGAACGTAAGTATCAAACAGATTGTAAAGAATATGAGTTTTTGCGGAAACAGTGGAGTCGATAACGCCGAAAGCATTTGGGATATTACGAATAGAACCGTCAAGCTGCACAAAGAACTTTGGATTCTTCATGTCAAAGATTTCAGAGAATGTGTATCCGGTGATGTTAGAAACAATACCAGAGAAAGAAGAAATAGCCCGAATAACAGAAACATCATTACCTTGGTCATCAGTCAATCGAATTTTCTTTTCCAAGATATTTCTTTTCCCAATAACAGCCAACAACGGTGGTGAGTTTATGATGATGTCTTTTATGATGTCAAAGTGGACAAACGTAATCTGTTCTTTGGAGTTAGCACCAAGAACGATTTGCTGCTTAGACCAATTAAAGAACTTCCATGCTTGTATCAGACAAGCTAACAAAGACTTCCCTTCCCCACGCATCCAGCAAAGAACGATTAAGCGATGAATAAACTCCCCGTCAATCATCCGGAGAGCTTGCCTAACAACCTCTTTTTGCTCTTGCCAAATATTGTCATAAGATTTCCCTGTCTTAGGATTTATCTCATTCGGTAATTGACCGATCGGACACCACTGAGCCATAACAGCTCCAACAGGATAGATCGGAATAGACACCTTGTCCTCACACCATGATATAAACCCCTCAGGTCCATCTTGATAATTATCCGGCACATACGGAACATAAGGATCCAAGGTATCAATATCAACAGTGTAAACCTTGTTCTCTTTAAACAACCCAGACCCTTTAGCTTTAATCAACCGTTTAGTATTCGCAACAGAAACATTGGTTATTTTCTTACGAATAATCTCACTCATCGGATAACTCCTTTCCGAGATTTGTTATTATCCGTAATCGTTTTATAATAATTAGGATCACCCTTCTCCATATCCCCAACAACAACAGCACTACGACCACGATCAGGTGAAATCTTTCCAGCAAAGTTAAAGGATAGATTCAAATCCTTCCAAGCTCCGTATATAGTAGTCAATGTAGATCGAATCTCACCATACACCGGGTGCATAGCAACAGAACCTTTTTCCGTAACAAGCATCGGAGAGTCCAAGGACAGTTCAAGCATTTGCAGTTTAACAAGCTGCACATACAAAGGAACAATCTGCATCCCTATCTTGAACAAACACATTTCATCAATATGACGGTATGTTGCTAGTATGGCATTGTACAAGGTATCAAGGTACTTCATTTGCACGGCACACTTACCCCGCTTAATG